TGGCGATAGTAACAGGTATTGAAGGTAAAGCGAAAGGTTCATTAGGTTGTTGGATAGTTCTTACAGAACGTGGAGAATGGAACGGCGAAACATATCCGATTAAGGAGGTTAAAGCATTCAAGGTTGACGGGGAAAATATCAAAGAAAACACATACTACCGTCTGATAGACGGTGTAGCAACAGAAGTTGAATGATATACGTAACACTATGATGAACAGAATATCAAAGGCTTGTATAGCCATAACCATTGCGGCTGTAGCATACGCGGTATTGTCACAGCACAACGATTACGCCGCAGACATCAACGAAGGTATAAGCGAAAGCGCCATGCTTTCCATACGTGCCAAGCTGGGTGACAATGCCAGCAATATCGAGATAGCAAGAGAGTACATAACCAACAAGGATTTCTACGATGCTCAATGAAACTGCCATAATGATCAAGATGAACGACAAGACCTTCGGAAGAAACGAAGCCGCTTCGATTGTCGGAGGTCTGTCAAGGCTGAACCATCTTATCGACAAGGGGAAGATACGTTCGGTCAAGAAGAAGGAAACGCAGTGTGCCAAGGTATACTGTAACGCCTGGGACGTACTGAAATACGCTTCATTAGACCGTGTTCCGGTCGGAAGGCCGCGTAAAGGTTCTTCAGACACCCTGTAGTTCAACGGACAGAACAGAAGTTTCCTAAACTTCCGGTCCGGGTTCGATTCCCGGCAGGGTGACACTTTAAAATAGCTCTTTGACTTATTGATATATATACTCTAACAAATACTGATTCGACAGGAGGTAGGGTATGACCCTTCAATGATGCATGTAGCGTTGCACGCCTCACCCCGGTGGTAAGATTCCACGCAAGTAACAGGTTGAAGCCGTTGGGGGGAACAATGTTTTGAGCAATTCAAGTCATAATCTTTACAAGTGTTTTTCATAGTATCAGTTTTTTTAAAGGTTAAAAAGAGAAGGGACCCGCGAACCTGTGAAGGCAAGCGGCTCCTGAAAAATCGGACCTGTAGCTCAGTCGGTGAGAGCAATTGATTTTTGAAATTTTTACAATTAAACCAAATAATATGAGTAGATTAAAAGAAATCGAAGGTTATAATGGTGATTACTTGATATCAGATAATGGAGAAGTTATATCGCTAAAAAATAATTGCCATAAAACTCTTAAAAAGAGGATTAATTCACGTGGATATTATTATGTGAATTTAAGTAAGAATGGCAAATATAAATCTGTTTCAATACATAGAATTGTTGGAAAGCATTTTATTGATAATCCAAACAACTATAATATATTGAATCATATAGACGGAAACAAGCTAAACAATGATTACAGTAATCTTGAATGGTGTACAGCTTCTCGTAATATGAAAGAAGCAGCAAGACTTGGATTACTTAATATCAAGAAAGGAAGTGAATCAAATCTATATGGTGGAAAGATTAACATTGATATAGCTAACAGGATAAGAGAAATTAGAAATAATGAAAATTTATCCTACTCTAAAATTGCAAAAATGTTCAATATATCAAAGGCCACCATAATAAATGTATGTAAAAATAGAATTTATATATAAATATAACCGGGCATATCCCCTCTGCCTTATACGCTGTTGAAAGGGTAATCGGTAACATGTGGGTTCAAGCCCCTCTGCCCGGACTATTCAAAAATCAGAAGGTCTCCGGTTCAAGCCCGGACAGGTCCACAACCCGTTGTTAAGTAGTGTAGATAATACGGAACCAACCGGAAGGTGCGTAGGTGGGGTGATGGAATGTGCCATCTGACACGACTGAAGAGAAGCCGGTCCTTCCCTTCCGGTCCGTATTCCTTTAGGCTTGCCGCACAATATATAGACCCGATGGGAGCCGTATACCCGAAAAGCGTAGCCAAGCATAAGGCAGGTTGCACAAGGAACCATCTCACAGCGGATGGTTCCTTTTCTTCGTAGACAATATCCAATTTTTTTACTCACATAAAATTAATCGACATGGAAGAGAAGAAAGAGAAGAAGACAATGGTCATGTTCGGATTCAATTCGGATGGAAATCTGATGATAACACAGAAAGAGGAAGAGAGCAGCTACAGCAGCAGTACGGTAGTATTGTCGGATAAGGATGCCGACATGCTGAGAAGGTTCCTGAACATAAACGCAAAGGAAGGAGGTAAGGAATGAGTAACGTGGTAATCAGAATGGAAGAGTTCGCACAGTTCAAGGCGGACAACATACTTGGATTAGACAAGGTGAAGGACAAGGTAATCGAAGTCTACAACCTGATATGGAAGGAAGGCGGCGAGGCATTCTATGAAAAGGAAAGCCGGTATTTCCAGCGAATTATCGGAGAGAGCAAGAGCCTGCAGAAATGTACGGCGTTCTCCGTGTTCACTTGTATCATCGACCTGGCCGTATCGAACCTGTCGGTGGAACCGGGTACCATGCCGCTGGCATACCTCATCCCGCAGAGTGTGAAGGTAGGCCAGGATCAGAACAGGAAGGACGTGTACGAGGCACGATGTACACTGCGTATCTCCGGTTACGGGGAGCTGGCGCTGCGTACTTCTTCCGGTCAGATACGTTACGCCGACAATCCGATTGTGGTGTACGAAGGTGACGAGTTCTCAGTGTCCGATACGGAAGGCGTAAAGAAGGTGAGCTACCGATGCAACCTGCCTCATACAGGCAAACAGGTGATAGGGTGCTTCATCCGTATTGTCCGTCCGGACAGCTCGGTAGATTATTCCTGGCTGCTTGAAGAGGACATCGAACGGCTGAAATCCTATTCGCAGAAAGCCAACAAGAAGTGGGACAGCCAACAGGGAAGATATGTAGAAGGACAGGCCAACGCCCTGTATTCGTCACAGAACGGAAGGATAGACACCGGTTTCCTGATGGCAAAGACCATCAAGCACGCTTTCCGTACATACCCGAAACCGCGTATCGGTAAATCAACCGTACTGGAATCGGATGCGGCAAGACCGGAAGAAACTGACTATTACGGTGTGGACAACCAACCGGAACCGCAGAAACCGGAGAATCCTGAACCGCAGGCGTTCGGACCCGAAGTGAACAACGTCGCACAAGGTGTTACGATACCTCCACAAAGCGACGGAAACGAAATTTTCTAACCTTAAAAACGAAAGATTATGGCAGATACACAACTTGCAATCAGACAGGAGGACATAACGCAGATAACCGCGCAGGCTCCTGAGAGCTTAGAACTGAACAGGCTGTCGCACGACAAGTGCCTGGCATACGGGGAAGACCTGCTTCGCTACATCGAACAGAACGGGATGAACGAGGAGAACGACGAACGTCTGAACGATTACATAAAAAAATGCCGTGCTACGGTGAAAGTGATGAATGATCGTCGTACTCCGGTCACACAGCTATTCGACCGGTTCCGCAACCTGTACACCACGATGGAGAACGGAATATCACCGTCCACTCCGGGTACACCGGCCAACAGGGCACAGAAGATGCGTGACGACTTCGCTCGCAAGAAACACGAGGAAGCCGAACGGGCACGCAAGGAAGCGGAAAGGCAGCAGCGTATCGCCCAGGCAAGGAACAGCTACAAGGAAGATTGCGAACGGGAACTGTTCAACTTCTTCAATGCCCGGACGAACCAGGCCATCAACAGGATTTCAGAACTGAACCGCTCTATCGAGCTTTCCACGTTCGACGCTACGGCGGCAGAGATACAGGCATTCGACTGTAATTTCCCGGTAGAGGACATCGCACGGTATACCTTCGGAGTGATGACACCTTCCTGCATGGAACTGAAGGAATGCCAGGAGATACAGAAGTCCGTGCTTGAGAAGGCGAAGGCCATGGCCGACCAGTACCGCTTCGACGTTTCTGAATACAGAGACACGGTGACGGCTTCGCTCCCTTCCAAGTTCAACGAGCTGAAAGCCATCGAAGAGAAGAGGAAGACGGACGCGGCCGAAGCTGCCAGACGTGAGCAGGAACTCAAAAGTAAGGAAGATGAGGAACGTCAGAAGATGGAGGCAGAACGCAAGGCGAAGGAAGATAAGGAACGGCAGATGAAATCGATGGAGCATGAACAGCAGGCAGTGGCAGGCATGTTCAGTACAGCCGCTACAACCATGGCAACAGCACCCGGGAAAAAGGTGAAGATAAGGAAGGCCGTACGTGTGAAGAACATGAAGGGATATGCCGACCTGTTCACATTCTGGTGGGTAGGCGAAGGACAGTTCATGAGCGCGGAGGAACTGGACAAGATATTCAAGAAACAATATACCTACGCGGAGAAACAGGCCAACTCGTCAACCCCTGAATTCATCAAGTCAGACAACGTTGAATACGTTGACGATATAAAGGCGAAGTGACATGGGAAACCCTGATACCTACTACAACCGGACGGAGGTCAGCAACTCAGACCTTACGGAACTGAAGAACATGCTCTATCCTAGGCTACAGTACGGTGATAAGGAGAAGATATTCGCCTTCGGCTCGCTGGTTGACGCGCTGGTTACTGAACCTGCAAGGGTAAACCGGTTCCAGCTGACGGTGGACGACGTGAAGTATACCGAAGACGATTTCCGTCTGGCCATGGAAATGCAGAAGTCACTTGTACGCGAATCACGCAGGGACGAGTTCCTGGCATACGTGCTGAACAACTCGGACACGCAGAAGTTCATGGTCAGGGAAAGGGAGTTCGAATACTGCGGCCTGTCGTACACGCTGCCTACCCGGTGCAAGTGGGACTGGTGGCTGCCGAAGGTCGGATTCGGAGGTGACCTGAAGACGACGTTCGCCGTATCGCAGTCACAGTTCGACGAGGCGGTTGACTTCTTCGACTGGGACCGCTCCCGTGCCTGGTACATGGATATCGCCGGTTCGGAACGTGATTTCATCTATGCGGTGAGCAAGAAGAACTGCAAGGTCTTCAAGAAGTTTATCGAACGGGGGGACAGGATATACAGCCGCGGACGTGAGAAGTACGACGAACTGGCATTCAAGTATTACCTATTCATTGCGTAACATCATGAAGATACTCTGTATAGCGACGGAAAACGGACTGGTACCCAAGTACGACAGCGACCGTGAGGAATACCGGAAAATCAAAAAGGGTTCGGAGGTGGTCATATCGGTGGGTAAGGAGAGGAACTACGGATTCCACAAGAAATTCTTTGCCCTGCTTTCGCTCACCTTCGACAACCTGCCCGAACCGCTGCACGACGAACTGAACATACATTCGGTGGATGACCTGCTGGTCCGTCTGAAGATAGACCTCGGTCTGTATTCAATGGCACGTTACGGAAACCAGTCAATCGTGGTTCCCGGTTCAATCTCTTTCAGTAAGATGGACGAATACGAGTTTGAGAAGTTCTACCGGCGCTGTACACATTATATACTTGACAATTATCTGAAAGGAGTAAATGACAAACAACTGGAGGAAGAGATATGGAGATTCCTGTAAAACTGAACATTACACCTTACGAATATCAGAAAGAGGGTATAGAGAAAGGCCTTGAATGGAAACGCCTGTTCCTTGGCGACGAGCCGGGCCTGGGGAAAACGGCCCAGTCAATCGGCATCGTCAACACCGCCGGTGCTT